TTGCGTCTGGAGACTCTGTACCAATCATTAAACGACTTACTGTTGTAGCATTTCCGTAACTGTATAAGTAAGCGTCATTAGCTTGAAATATTGGGTACCCAGCTTGGTTATAAGCGCTACTAGCTATGCCCATATCCACAAAGAAATAAGTACCATCACCTAGCTCGTTATAAGCTGCAATATCCGTAGAGGCGTTAGCATCGCTACTTTGGTTCTGGATATAAAGCTGAGAATAATTAGCTTCATTAGAAGTAAATTGAGCCAATGTAGAACTGAAAGCACCTGCCGTAGCGTTAGCGCCAACCACAGAAATAGGACCTTCGTTAAACTCAGTTAGTCCGTTTGTTTGTTGAAATACAGCTTGTTCAGAAGGATAGGTAATAAATACTTCAAGACCGTTAGTTCCAGCAGTAAAGTTTACAAGAGCGCCAGCATTTGAGGATGAGTAAACATTAGTTCTAACCAATGTATCTGGAGTAGTGAACGTACCATAGCCAACTTCCCACTCGGTATCATACCCAACAGCTAAGTTGTGAATACAGTAGTAAACAATAGATCCAGTAGGTACACACGATACAAATGTACGGTAGCCAGGAATAGCTCCGCCTAACGTAATATTCCCAGTACCAGAGCTAGAGCTAGTCTCTTTGACCCTATCTTGCAGAACTAAAGCCATACGGCCTCCCTAATTAACTAGCGGTCAAACGGATAATTGCACTGGTTGAATCTGCTGTTGGGAAGTTCACTGCAAACGTACCGTTGGTTGAAGTCTTATCACCACCAAAAGATAGTACAGCAACAGCTGCATTTGCTACGTTTGCGTTATAAATTAAAGCTCCAGCAGCAGTAATAGTTGCATTTGACCAAGAAGTATTAGTAAACGAAATAAATGCTACGTTTCCAGTATTTGTTGGTGTTACGCTAACTGATAAAGTATTACCACCAGCACTGTAGTTACCTGTTGAAGCTACTTCATTGCTTGTAGTATATGCAGTTGTATTCTCATTTAAAGTAGCTGATGCTGTGTACAACGCTAACTTAAATGTGTTTGCTGAAAAGTTTTGCTGACCATTCAAAAGTTGAACTTTAAACGATGTAGCCATTGCTTGAGTAATTGCCATTTTTTGCTCCTAAAAAATTAATTGGTTGGCCCAGGTACAGGCATCCTAAGTTGTCCATCACGGTAGGCACTGCGTCTATCTTTACCTTCACCCAACATAGCAAGTAAAGCTAAAGATTCTTGGTACTTCTGCTCATAGTACGTAACCATATCTTGTTCTCCCTTTTGGAAGATCACAGCCTCACGTAATGAACCATATAACAAAACAGTTTCAAAATTATCACCCAGCCAAGAAGTACCAGCTGCGTTTTGAATATTATTTACAAGTACAGAGAACCCACTTCCAGTACCACCTATTGTAGCGGTAGTAGCGCTTAAAGAGTTACCAACAAGATATAAATATCCAGGGTTAACTAAAGTTAATGCAGTTACAGAACCACCAGATACAGTAATAGTTGCGGTTCCATTAGCTCCATCACCACCTGTTAATGTTATATTTTCATATACACCATCGGTATATCCAGAACCACCTGTAATGGAACCAAAACCAGCAATACCACCTTGAACTATAGTTGTTGGGTAATAGTAATAGTTCAACTCAGTCTGATAAGCAGCGTTTGGGGTAGGTCCAATAATGTAGGTATATGGTAAAAACTGAGCATAGTATTTTGGAATACCTGTATCGGTAGTTGGGTTTGGGTAAGACTGACGAATAAAGTTAACGTCTTTATCTATTAGATACTCATAATTTCCACTTGCATCAATAACTGCAAGGGAAAATGAAGCTAGATAATCAGTAGGCAAGGCAAGGTATGTATCCCCGCTTGTAAAGCTACCAATAACGTTCTTACGAATAGCAGGTATCTGAACAGCGTTATAAACACGCTCTTCACAAAGTTGTACAAAGTTTGGGATGTTCTGAACAAATAACTGTTCAGTTGATTCCGTATAGCTTTGAATAGCTGCAGATAGCTGCTGGAAGTTCATAATTTATGCCATTGGTCCACGGCATTTAATGCCTTTGGTAGCAGCGCCACCTCCACGCATGGTAATTTCGCCATTTTTGTTCATTGGGGTGTAGTTACCTTTGCTAATACCAGCAACAGACATATTAACGTCATTAACACCGTTTTTACCTGGTTTAACAACAGAGTCTTTAGCTGTAGTCATAGCTTTGCCGTCCATAGTATGTGGCTTAGCATAGATACTGGCTGGACCAACTTCCTTGCCGCCTTTTTTCATAGAAAATTTAGCCATGATTAACGTCCTCTTCCAGCTTTTTGGTTAGCTACTTTAGCCAAGTTACGACCCATTAGCTTCATGTTCTTATTTAAAGTACTTGTGCTAGCTTTTGGACCGCTTAAAATTACGCTTGGACCGCTATTTGGATAAATCTTTGGGTCAGTTTTACCTTGTTTGGTAATACCATCCGCACCTTTTTTGTATCCCATTTTTAACTCCTAAGTTGTTGTTACTGTAACTGTACCTAAAACTACACCAGAAACCAAGTCATTTGGCGTCATAGGCCAGTTAGACCCACCACCAACAGGGTTCCAACCCCACTGAAATACTCTACTACCTAACTCAGGTACACCAAAACCGCTTGGTGTAACTCCACCATTTATTTCCGTCTGCAACCCGCTTTGCCCTGATACTAAGTAGCTTACATCAGGTCTTGGCTCTCGTACAGCTTGTGGGTCATTTACTGGATACAGACCTAATGATAACTGTGGTTGATCTGGATCCCAACAAGATCTACAAACTTTAACTTGGTAAGGTTTAGTCTTTAATATCTGTATCCGTAATTCCTTAAGCATATATCGCTGAGCGCATCTATCGCATTCAGCAATTGAATTCTTTCCAGAAGCATATTTACTTGGCATGGCATATCATCGGTAGTAGAACGAATTACGTGGTACAAACCGAACAGGGGCTTTTTCCCGATCTTCGGAAGAAGCAAAGTCCCATTGCTGCTCATAATCAGCTTTTAGCATGGCTATTCTATTCATATCCACTTCAGGCATTTTACTGCTTAAATAAAAGGCAAGACCAGCAGCCATACAAGGTATAAAGCGGAACGGTATATCTTCAGTTCTTACGCCTGTACCCGCATCTTGCATCCTGCGTAACCTGTAATACACAAAAGTGTATTGGTTTCCTGGAGGGTTTGGAGTAGGCCAAACGTTAATACAAGGCAGGTTATTTACATAGACATCTGCAAGCGCTGCATGGCTAGTAGCTGTAGTGCCGTTTTGACCACGCCAAGCGTTAAGTATTTGATTTCCAACAATATTTTGATAGCCGATAGTTTCAGCGCCAATGTTTACAAAACCCTGAGTAGGTAAACCAGTTACTGAAGTAAGAGTAATAGTAGTATCTTCATCAGATATTGGATACCCAACAGCAAGGGTTGTCTGCGGGATGGTAGCTATGTTTCCTGATTGACGGTTAACCCATACTTGGATAGGTCGTCCATTAGCATTTTTATTAGGAATAGTAATGTAAGTAGACTCGCTAATACGGCTGATGTTAATGTCAATCTGGTTATTAGCTTGCCCGTTGTTAGTCCTGACAACAGTATCTAGAAGGTCAATGGTGTCTACAGGAATGGGGTAAATAGCCTGATTGGTATTCATCACAATCTGACCCTGTTCAATAGTCCACAGGTTAATACCCCTGTTAGCCCACTCAATAGTCAATAAGTTTAAAGACCGCCTAGCAGTCCTAAAGTCATAACCAGAACGAAGCTCTAAACCACAACGCTCAAACGCCTCCTCAACGAGGTCATTCATGTCTAAGTTAAAGGTGGTTATGCCTGTAGTAGTCATTTCATCTTCTTCAAAGTTTGAGCTAATCTAGCTCTTTGCCCCAGTTTTCCTGGTTTTTTGGCTGCCGCTGCTAGCTTTTTGGCTGGGATTGGTTGACCCGCTTTTGCCCCCAATTGCGCTCTTAACGCCCCTGGTTTTTTAATTGCTTTTTGGATCCACTTTTCCGCCATGATTATTTAACCTTTCGGAATGGTTTTACTTTTGCTTTTACCTTTTGCGGCTGCGGCACGAACTGCTGCCCCTGTGCTTTTCCTGCTCGTTTTGCTCGTGTTGTTGCTGCGTACTCCTGTGGGCTTAACGCTTGTATTGCTTTTTTTGGCAGGTACCGCTCGCCTGTTTCGGACGACGGTTTTCCTGACTTGGTTGTCCACTTCTGGTCGCCCCAAGCCTTTAAAGAACGTTGCGATTTTGCTAAACCACTCATTTATACCCACCACCAGCCGCCTTATATTTTTTAGCTACTAGTTGCGCTTTACGAGCCGACCACTGACCTGCGCCAGTACCCTGTGTTGCAGCTGCTTTAACTTGAGAAACTATACGTTTACGCATTTCTGGTTTTGTGTAATTACCAGCCTCATTGACCGTGCCGCCTTCTTTATACTGTGTAAAGTCAGTATTATCACGGCGAGCTTTTTTGACGCCGTTAGGCATCTTTGACGGAGAAATTGCGCCCATACCTCTGCTTGGTCTCATGCTCTTGTCTTTCCACGAACGCAGCAGCCATCTGCACGGGCGGAAGCAGATTTAACCTTACCGCCAGACTTCATTCCTTTGGATGCTTTTTCTACATCCTTATAGTCTTTGTATTTAGAAGAAGTAGTTCCTGTTTTAGACATACCTTCCTCAAACATTTCAACTATTTTTGGTGCCATAAATCCCATAACTAAGCCCTCGTCTTTCCACGAATTGCAATACCGTCTGCACGGGCAGAAGCGGATTTAACCTTACCACCAGACTTCATAGCTCTTGGGTTTGTAATGCTTTTTAATTCTGCAGCGCCCGAATTACCACCAAACCCACCAGATGTTGGGCCTGTTCTTGGTCCTGTATCTGAATAAGCCTTGCCAGTATATTTAGGTTCAGCTCTAGTTGTTTCAGCCATCTTACTTATTTCAGCCTTAGCCCTATCAGATTTAGCTTTTTCTAAATCTTCATCAAACTTTCCAGGACCATGCTTTGGCTTGGCTGGATACTTCTCCTGCCCATCACCGTCAGTCTTTTTAGAAGGATCTACAGGCTCAATTGGCATTTAGCAAGCTCCGCCGCCCATCATCTTAATCATTTTGCCTTTGGTGTGACCTTTAGTTACACAGCCGTCAGCACGAGTTACGCCGCCTTTAGCCATACCATGCATCTTTTTCTCATGAGTAGCAACTTCTTGCTTAGCTACTTTTTTCATCATTGGCATATCTTGTTTAATATCATCGTGTTTCATAGTTAGCAAGCCTTTCCGCTTTTAGTTGTTTTCTTAGCTACGCCGCCTTTTTTCATAGGCATTGCAGCGCCTTTAGCTGGCTTTTTACCAGCAGCTTCTTTTTTCTTTGCAATCATTTCCATAAATGGGTTTGGCTTTTTCATAATTTACCTTTGAATAAGTTGGTCAATCTTGCTTTCAAGCTTGTTAAAGCGAGCATCGATGTGCTCCATAATGCGGTCAACTTCTGCTTTAGTAACGTTATCACGAGCTACCTCTTCTCTTGTTTTGTTTAACAAAATACCAATACGACCAAGTTCATTAAACTTTTCGTGCATGACATATCCGATTAGGGCTACAAATATAGTTAACCCACCAGTCCAAAGTTCCATCATATCTAGCATTTCCACCTCTTTAAAGAGGCAGCCTTACGAGTAGGGCGACCTTTTTCATCTTTCATTGGGCCTGGCATACCAGACATCCTAGCGCAAAAAGACTTTTTACGAGGACCACCTTCAGGCTGTGGAGCCTTTAGATTCGAGCCAGTAGCTGCATTATACTTAGCACGACCTTTGGCGGTAAGCCCAGCGCCCTTAGATACAGGCAACTTTTCACCACGACCAACCGCAAGGGAGGGACCTTTTTTCTTAGCCATGGAAAACTGTTACCGCTGCGTTGGTTGGTAAATTTACATACACACCATTATTAAACCTAATACCTTCACCAGGTATTAATGTAGAAATAATAGCTGTGTTTACAGTAATATTTATTTTTAAACGCTCAGTACCCGAAGCAGAATTAGCTGCAGTGTCATAAAAAATAATTTCACCAGCGGTTCCACCAGAAGCTACTTGATACCCTTTAATTCTAGTAG